CTGTCCTAGGGCGCTCGCATAGCGCTGGCTACCCAACCCGCCGGTGCCAGCAAACGACCCGCTAAGTCCCGGAAGAACATTGCGCTGGAAGTTCTGGTTGGCTAACCGCGCCTGCTCATTCACTACGTTCTGAATGTACGGGTTCATGAACTGCTGGATGCCAGCAGGGTTCATTGCCGTTGCTGCGCTACTTGCCGTTGATGTCGCGTTCGATAGCCCAGTTTTATACGCATCCGCCGCTGATGACGTGTCTTTGTATCCTTGTGTTTGATAAGGATCTTGAGCCGCTAGACCTGTTGCGGCTGTTTTTGCCATCTGCGTTACTGCTGCGCTTGACGCAGGAGTCACCGCATTAGTAAACCATGACGGCGCAGCGTCTGTCGTTGTCGTCGTTACGTTAGGGAGCGGTTGCCCCTCGAATATCGTGCTCATTTCTTACCCCGCAGGTATTCAAGAGGTGACTTAGCCGGCGGAGGCAGCGACTTCGGGTGCGCCTTCCTTGCTCGTGCTCGAATTGAGTGCATCATTTCGTACAACTTATCCGATCCGGCCTTCGTTGATCCATTACCTAACGCCGAGACTACATCCGCCGGGAATACAAACTCGCCATCCGCAAGCATGGCAGGAATATCGTCCGACTGCCCATCCCCCGGACCCGTTACCGCATCTCCGCGGCGGAAGTCAACCCTCATTTTACCCGAATGAGGAACCAAAGCGGTACTGCCAATTCCAGATCTTTGAGCACCGCCTGCAGCCATCAGTGCCGCAATCGAACCACCAGTAGCGGCCTTGATCTCAGGGGGATTCAAAAAGTCTGTGTCAAAAATTGACTCAATTGGCTTTTCTTGACCGTAACCCCAGAAGGATGTGTCGTTTTCCAAGTCCTTTTCCTTTTTAGGCTTTTCCTGACGAGCCTTCTCATCCATCGCGGTGTTGTACATCTGCTGGACCATTGCTTGATAAGCAGCCAATGGACTGACGTATTTTCCCAGATCTCCAACCTTAAAGGTAGGACTCTTTTCTCCTGCGGCTGCAGGCGTAGACGAGTCTGCTGTCGGGATAGCTGCGGGGCCACTTGGCGTCGTAGGTTTGGTTGGAGTGGTTGGCGATCCCGGCCCGGTGATAGTTCCCGCGCCGGATCCTGTACCCGAACCACTTCCAGACCCAGAACCGCTACCTGAACCACTTCCTGAGCCGCTTCCCGAACCACTTCCAGAACCACTCCCGCTCCCCGACCCACTACCACTTCCGCTCCCAGATCCAGATCCGCTACCGGATCCTGATCCAGATCCGCTTCCAGAACCGCTTCCAGAACCACTTCCGCTCCCAGATCCACTACCTGATCCACTTCCACTTCCGGAGCCACTGCCTGATCCTGAGCCGGACCCGTTTCCTGAGCCTGAACCACTACCTGAACCACTACCAGATCCGCTGCCAGAACCGCTCCCCGAGCCAGATTCACTACCAGTGCCAGAACCCGCCGTACTGCCTTCGGCTGAACCCGTCGTTGATCCAGTAGTAGATCCGGTCGTGCTGCCTTGTGTAGATCCTACGGTGCTACCCTGCGTAGAACCGGTTTCGCTTCCCGCCGTAGATCCAGTTGTACTGCCGACTGTTGATCCAACTGTGCTGCCTTGAGCACTTCCCTGTGTAGACCCCGTAACGCTGCCTTGTGTTGATCCGACCGTGCTCCCTTCCGTTGAGCCAGAAGTGCTTCCCTGAGTTGAGCCAGTGGTGCTACCCACGGTAGATCCAACGGCGCTCCCTTGTGTTGAGCCCGTTACACTTCCTGTGGCTACTCCTCCTCCGGGGCCTGATGTTTTGCCATCACCTTGAAGGCCACCACCCGGAACCGCCCAAGTAGGTCTAACCAAGTCGCTGTCTTTGAGACCGTTTTTTGATAAGGCTTTTGACCAAGCGTCCGAGGGAGAGTCACCCTGCGCGATGAGCACGCCAGCATCATCGGTTACTTTCTTTGACTGAGAGTCAGATCCACCGCCAGCTTCAGAACCACCTCCTCCGCCATCACCAGCCTCAGAACCACCACCTCCTCCGCCTCCGCCGCCTCCACCGCCTCCAGCGGCAGTGTCAGATCCACCTCCGCCAACGACAGAATCAGAACTACTTCCAGCAGATGAATCAGATCCGCTACTAGAAGATGAGGCCCAAGAAGGAAGATCGTAGTCAGCAGCAGTTAAGCCATTTTCAGACGCAGCCTGCGACAAAGCCGAACTAACACTTGCTCCGCCGTCGATCAACTCACTAGCACGGGTTGCAACCTTGCTGCTGTTGTTGTCTCTTGTTTCTTTTGCAATCTGCTCTGCAGTTTTTGTTGGCTTGAAAACTGTTGTTGTAACTGTTGTGTCGTCTTCTTCTGGTTTTGTGGTTGTGGCGAAATTGGTAGTGTCAACAGTAGTTGGGTCAAAAACACTTGAGTCTCTGATGTTATCTAATTTTTGCTGAATCTCTGCTTTTTTGTCAGGAGCGGCTTTGTCAAGTTCGTTTTGAAAAAAGATTTCAAATTGTTCTTTTTGTTGAGGCGTATCAAAAACAAGTCCAAAAAAAGCCTCTGGAGCAAGGTTTTCAAATGAATTTGGACCCTGAGAAGAGCCTACCTGAGAACTAAATCTTGCGCTCGGAGACCCGGTGTTTGCTATTTGTTTGCCGTCAGGAGTAACAGCGGCTACTGCAATTAACCGCCTGAATACGTCATCACTAGATTCAGTTCCTTGGCCTCCGGTTTCAGTTCCGGAGCCTGACCCCGATCCTGCGGCGGCTCCAGATCCAAACCCTGTTCCAGAACCGTTTCCTTCAGTGCCTAACTGAACATTGGTATTTGTATAGAGTAAACCTCTGCTACGGGCTTCCGCGACCAACTCTGCTTCGTCTTCTGATGAAATATCATCATATTCATTCATTAACTCAATTTGGCGACGAATCTCCTCATTTGTCATTGAATACGGTGATTTCGGCAAAGACCTGTAATCAATTACCGATGCATCTGATTGGTTACCAGTTCCTGCTGCAGTTTGAGTGCCGATTCCAAGTCCTTGGCCAACACCTTGGGAAGCCGCTAGAATTGCGTCTGCACCGGCGTCACCCGTTCCAGAATCTGTTTGGATAATCGTGTCATTGCCCGACCCGCCTCTGACAGTATTCGCTCCGCCGCCGCCGGAAGTTGTATCGGTTCCAGTTACTGAAGCGCCACCACGAGAGGCGTTTGAGTTGACAATATTGGTTGAGGTTTTGGCAAAGTCGCTGCCAGCCTGCAAAAGATTTCCAATCTGTCCGGATCTTTCATAGTTCTCAATTGCAGTTTTGAGATTCAAAGCCCGACCAGCAAGCTCTGTATTCGGGCTATTGAGGTACGGCGCTAAAGTAACAAGTGCGGGGCCGAATTGATTGTTAGCTAAATTAACGCCAATTGAAGCAAATCTACCGGCGTCGCCTAACGTAAACCCGGTGTTGCCGATTGGGGTGCTTCCTGCCCCAACGGCGTTTCCTGCTGCAGTGGCTAGACCTGCCCAGTCTTCATTTTTTATCGCTTGGCCAACTTGAAGAACGGGCCTGACAGCGGCTACACCTGATGTTACTTGACCTCCAAGAACGTCCAGTGGCGTAGTGGCAAGATTTGTACCTGCACCAGAAGTTGCCCAGTCAGATCCAACTTTATCTGGCGTAAGAGGAGATCCAGCAAGTGATCCAGCGCCCCCTGCTACAGCAAGAGCAAATCCTAATGGGTCTCCGCGATTTGCCGCTGTATAAGCATCATAAGCGTAAGACAGCGGTGCCGCTGGGGTAAACTTTGCGCCAAAGTTAATTAACTGGCCAATAGGAGTGGCCATGAATCCACGAGAGCGCTCGCTGAACTGTTCTTGGAAGGTTGGATTTCCGTTTACATCAGTTGTTAAATTATAAAAAACGTCTCCGCCTTCAACCCCGTAAGTGCCGTTTTGAATAATGCCAACCCGGTTAGGGTCAATTATTTGATTGGTTTTTTTATTATAAAACTGAGTGACCGGAACCTCTTCAGACCGTTCAGCAGAAACATCGTCAATGGCAGGGTAGAACCTCGTCTCATTGACAGTGCGAACCCCAATGTCGTTTATATCAGCAACACCTTGGCTTAAAAGTCCTTGAGCAACCGAACTACTTGCTGGATTCGGTCCGCCTAATTGGTCTACTAACGCGCCAGCAAGCGGGTTGTAACCGGGAGAGGGGTTTTCAACTGCGTTGTTAGCCGCAGCAGGCGGTACACCGGTGTAGCTCTCCGACCCGATCGGGCTGTAATCCACAGCGCTCATCACATTTGATGAGGTATCAGGTGTTGTGTTTTGCGCTGTAGTGGTAAGAGCCGGCAGAGCGCTTACTACTTGATTTTGTGCTGCTGGCTGCGCCGCAGGCAAGGCACCCGCGGTGTTTGCCCCAGATAACGTGTTGTTGATCTGGTTTTGAATGTTCTGAGCCTGCTCGGTTGCGATGGCAGCCTTCTGCTCCGGACTCATATATGCAGTAGCCTGAGCTATTGCCGAAGAGTTAGGCGCAACATACCCAGAAATCTTAAATTGCTCGTTCGGAAAGATCTGCTGCAGGCCAGAGATTAGACCGGCTTCATCTAATCCAGACGGATCAATCCCCTGACCCCGCAGAGCGTTCTGAGCTATCTGATAACCAACGGTGTTGTAGTAATTAGCCATGTCAACCTGCCGCCGGGTTTACTGTTCCGAGTAAGGCCGCAGCCCAGTCGTACCAGTTGTCGTAGTTGTCTGTGTGAGGAATGGCCTCGTTGGAGAACACGTCAATCGCATTGATGCCATTACCCCACGTCTTCCAGTCCGTGAACTGAGTCGGAATTTCTAACTGCTGTGCGGCGTATTGCTCACACATCAAGGCAGCCCAAGACTCAAAGGTATGGTACCTCGGGTCGTAGACAAGGGCCTGAGCCATTAGTAAGGCCTCACATCACCGATTGCAGCACTCAGAAGAAGTTTACCAAGTTGGTAGTCGCCACCGGCCACGTTAGATCTAAATATCAAACGAAGTTCTCGGCGCTGCTCCCTCATGTCTACCTTTCCGGTGCTTGGCCCGAACACATACTCAGCAGACTCTACGTCACCACCCTGAGCAAACGGCCTGCCAGTAACTACCACCGTCATTTCCCCATCCTGAATAAAATCAGGTTCGATCCTTTCCAACCTCAACCAACGGTTTTCCCCAACCATCGTTGTTTCAGGAGGGCCGCCAGCAACCCATCCGAGGTCGTTGGTCTCAAAGTAAGAGTCAATTGCAAAGACGTTCTGGCCAACAATCGCATCAGTCCCAACCTCGTGCTGGTACATCGCAATCAAGTCGGGCGGAGTGCTGAATGTCAAGTTTTGCGTGCCGCTCCCAGAGGCGGCCGTTGAAAGTCTAATGGTCTGGGCATAGATTGCCGTAACCGGGATAGAAAACCCTGCACCGGTCCCACCAAGGTTGGTATTGGACGCGCTTAGAGTGTTGCCAATCACATAGCCTGCGCCGCGCAAAGTAATCGTCACCGACGTTACCGCCCCGCCAGAAACAACCACCGTAGCCGTCGCGTTAGCCCCGCTCCCACCGGTTAACGGAACATTGTTGTATGTCCCATTGGTGTAGCCAGAACCGCCGGTTACAGATCCAAGGGTTTCAATAGCGCTTGACGTTACGGCACTGACCGTTGATCCCGTGACAATGTTGGTCCCGGACACAACCTGATTAACCTCAACTTGAACATTGAACGATGCTAAGTTGATAAACACACTTCCATTCACCGTCGTCATAGACTGCGTGAATACGGCTGTTGAGTCCGTCGTTTCCCACCCAGCCATTACCGGGTGCGCTAGAACTTGAGAAAAGTATCCAGCGGACCTACGCGCACCTAAAGCCTCGCCAGCGTCATACCAAACATTCTCCCTCACGTTGTAGATAATGGCGTCAGTGCATTCAGTCGCATTGCCGCGGGGGTAGAACCACCAGATCTCGCCGTAGCGCGGAATCTTTGTTACCCACACCTTCTGACGCTGGTTGTAATTCAGGTTGTCGAAGAAGTAGTTTTGATTGAACGAATTTGGAATCTCTTTGACCACACCGTTGTACAACAAGAATCGGTCAACGCCGCACCAGTAGTAGACTCCGTCGTACTCAATTGCGGACTGGCTCGACAAGATCGACGATTGACTTGAAATGATGTCATACCGCCAGAATTGAGGTGGAGTTCCAGTGCCTCCAATGTACGAGACGCGAATCAAACTATCAAGACTCCAAAACAATCCAGAAGGAGCATTTGAGCCGCCCCGGACCGGTAACCCTTGGATAATCTTGCCCGTGGCCACGTTGACCTCGTTGGCATCCGTTGATACCCAATCTTGAGCATTCCCTGCGGCGCAGTTCCTAATCAGTCCATTGTTTCCGTAAACAAAGACGTAAGGGTGCAGAGTAACTACACCCCCAGATACCGAGACGTTGTTGTTGAACGTCAGCGTTGAATTCCCGCTTGTTGTTGCCGCAGCCGACAACATCACTTTCTGGTAGTTGCCGATCGTAAAAACCAACCCAGTTGTTGTTCCCGCCGTGGTCACAATTGCGCCACCGCCGGACGTAGCCGACAGAGTGAACGTGGTTGCATAGTTCGTGGCAATAATGTAGTACGTCACCCCTGACGTAATACCCGTAGCCGACCCGGTGTTAGTTCCACTAACGGTCACGCTTTGACCAATAAACAAACCGGACGTGCTTGTGCAAGAACATTGCCCTGCAGTTCCAGTCACCGCAACCGCAGCCAATGCGCCGTTGGCAAGAACAGACGCTGATACCGTCGTGCTGGCGGGGATGCCCGTCCCGGTAACAGCTTGCCCTGCACCAATCAGCGTATTGGTTGTCGGAATGGTGACCGAGGTTGTGCTATTAAGATAGGCATTGGCATCTGTAAATGTCCCAATTTGGGAGAGCGTCGTGCCGTTAATGTTACCAATCAGCACCGGCGTGTTGGTGATCGCATCAGTCTGATCAATATTCTGACCGGGGTGCGCAAGAATAGATGCAACCCCAGATCCACCTACGTCATAGAAACCGTCAAACTGCCACAGATTAAGATCACTGGCAGTAAAGTTGCTCAGGGTATAATTCGTAATCCCCGCGCCGACCCCGTTGTTGTCAACCGAAAGCGACTGAAGGCCGTTGTTGTATCCACTAAAGATCTGGTTGAAACCGTTGTTCGGATTTGCCCAGACCCCGCGAGATGGCCCGGTCAGTTGATCAGAGATGGCCGCATATCCACCAATCTTTCTCGGCCGACCGCGCTGAAACCGAACCCACCGGCCATCATTGTAGGAAATGCGGTCAAAAACCGTCCCATCTCTCTGGATACCGGGCTTGGTGTCTAATTGAAAAACCTTGGCGGTCATTAAAAAGTACCGCTTTGTATACCATTAACGTCAAGCCAGAACTTTTGTGTTCCAAGGACTGATATTCCAAACACCCCAGATGTCGGCCTGAAGATTCCAGTTGTGCCTTCAGAAGAAAAGCTCAACGATGGCGCTCCAGCAGATCCGTTGGCCAGAGCAAGAGTAACTGCACCAGCGGCAATCGTTGATGCGTTGTAGAGGTTTACAGAGTCGCACAGAAGGATTACCTGCTGGCCTGCAGGAACTACCGCCGTGTACCCCCCCGACACTCCAGTCTGGAAAGTAATCGTGTACGCCCCAGTCGTCTGATTAGTGATGTAATAAACCTGAATAGTCTGAGGCAAGTTCACCACTACGTTGCCGGTTAGCGTCCCCGTGTACTTCTGAACAACATTGGCCGCCTCCGAGGAAGTGAGCGTGTACGGAGACCCGGCAAAGGTCACCGCCTTTGTCAACTGCGTGAAGTTGAACTCTGTGCTCTTGCCTAAACCAACCGAGAAGAACGCCGTTCCTGAACTTGAGATCAAGCACGAGTCAGCCGGCTGAAGGTCAAGCGAAGCGGCGCCGTTGATCAAATTGCCGCCGCTTGGGGTTACCGCCAAGGTCCCGGTTCCGCCGTTACGAACTAAGAAGAACCAATCATTACCGAGAGTGGTGGCTGATGTCAGCGTCAGAGTTCCAGACCCGCCCGTCCAAACATAAGTGTTGGCACGATCGGCCGCCACCGCTATGTAATTTGACGAGAACGTCGTCACCGGTTGCGATTGGTTCAGCGTGTTGCCAATGGCCTTCAGGCCGTATCCGGCAAGTGTCGCAGCATTGGAGTTGGTCGTTGTCGCACCGAACGCTATGACACCCCACGTCCCCGTCGTATTCGCGTTTGCCGTGATAAATATGTACTGAGCGCTGCCACCAGACGAAGGGATCGAGACGATCGTGCTGGCCCCGCCAAAGGACTTGACCGTCAGCGTCACCCCACCGGTGTTGTAGATCAGCGCATCCTGACCTACAGACACCTGATTTGCCGGTGGCATCCACAACTCATAAGCCGTGCTAGTCGTGCTGACCTGCATCACCCTCGCAGCAACAAAATCCGTGTCGTTGCCGTTCAGGGGCCACTCAAGTTGAATGGTTCCCGTGGTAGACGTTAAAGCGTAAGACGCATAGGAAACGTCAGTCGGCTGGATCACGTTTCCCGTGAAGGGACTGTTATAACTCATGAGTCATTTACCACGGTTTGACGGTCACCGACCCGCGTCAGATCTTCCTGCTTGAGTAATGCAATCGACTTGTCGTACATTGACTGCCATACCGGAATTCTTTCATCATTCTTCAAGAACGGCATAGCCTGCAGCAAAGACCCATAAAGCAGTGCCTGCGGAGCGTACTGCGTGAACCAGTTAGATTGATTCGCCGAATCCAGCGGCTGGTTGCGCTCATAGTACAGCACCTGAAACGAGTACGCTGCCGCTGGGGTAGGGGCCACGAGCCAATGAGTGTAGTCGTAGTCACAATAGAACGCAGGCAGTCCGGTCTGAGTGTCGTCTGGCCAATACTCACGCAAGTACTCATACTTGCGAAGAAACACCGGGTAGCGCTCGCCAGCCAGAGTGACGTTGAACGACACCGTCTTGCGCCACCGTGCAGGCTTGTCCAGCACAGGATTGTTTGCGGTCATCGTCCCATCGGCCACCGTTAGGTTTCCGAGGAACTTGATCTCCGACGCAATGACCTGCTCCGCGAACATGATGAACTGCGGGATCTTGTCTAGCGTGGCCTGATCATTGCGCTCAAGGTAAGTGGCAATGTCATCGACCAAACTATCGTAGGTCATTACGCTTGCAACGGTCATTTCGATGCTACCCCTTTGGATTTCTCAAAAGACCTCATGCCGCCAAACCCAAGCAAACCAGCAAGGAGCGTCATCAACTGCTCAACCTGCAAGTCAGGTGGAGGATTCAATCCCTTTGGAATTATATCGACTCCCTGCCCAAAAGCCCAGAGCCACTGCATTAAGGGGTAGCCAAGGAACTGGTAAGCCAGACCCAGAACCCCAATCCAGCCCACAGCAGGACGCCAGCCGCTGACAAATAGACTAGTAGAAGCCGCTTCGATCTTGTTGATATCCACCTGCGCGAGGTCTGTAGCCTGATCAATGCGCTTTTCTTCAAGGTCGAGCTTGCGGTCTTCCAACGCCATCTGAAGGCGTTCCTTGTCCGTTGTGACCAACGAGTCCGCAACCTTGCCGACGCCTTCAATTATCGACCCAATCCCAATGAGATCCATTACTTGAGCCCCGCCAGAGTGCGATTGATCCAACCTAATAAAAATTTAGACTGGGACCGATCCTTGTTGCAGATCTGCGCGTACCGGCTAATCTTGGCCAAAGCGTAGGCAGGAAGAAACTTCTCTGCCGTGCAGATGTTCAACCGTTCGACGGTTTTTGCGCCAATGGCTCCGTCTGGCGTTGTTCCAACGATGAGTTGGGCGAGCTTGGAGGCGACACCGACTCCGGTGTTGACGGCAAAGTTGAAGATTGTTTCCGCAATAGCTTGGTTCGTAAGCTCGTCACCTCGGACACGATCCCAGAAATTAGACTTGTAAAATTCACGAACCAAAGGAGTAGCCGATCCGAAATCCTTGAGATCAATGAACTGCCATCCTTTCCAGTCTGGATTGGCGTTTCTTGCGATTCCTGCATACGTCATCCCTCCCCGGTCTCCCGGTATGTTGGTTAATTGCATTCCACCTTCGTCATGCAACATCTTCTCAAACGCAGGGGCAAAATCAGCCATCGTGTGGTTTCTTGTTAAAGAGGTCAAACAACGTCTTTACCTTTTCTTCCAGCACAGCAACCCGCAGGTCCAGCTTGGCTAAGACAACAATGAGCGTGATAAGAGCAAGGATCGCCGGAGACGCCTTGAGGATAATCTCAAAAACTTCCATCACTTCACCTTTTGTTCAAGGATGACAATCCGCTCTCGATTCAGGTGGATCAGTTCCCGGTTTTCATTGATCAGCTTCTCTAGATCTTGCCTAAGTTTCTCTCTGGCGAGTTCGGCCCCGGAGTTGGCTGCTTGCTTGTTGTCGCTTGTAACAACAAGGGAAATTTTGGCGTTGAGCACCGTCACATCGTGCGTCAGTTTATCGAGCGCAGTCATCAGGTACACAACGCAGGTGAAGAGAATTGGAAGCACGGCAAAAGCCGTTTTCTCGATGAGCTGAGATTTAGCTTCCAGCTTCTCCGTCATCAGTGCACCTTCAACACGATTCCGACCAACAGGAGCATGATTGCCCCCGCGCTCGAAAGAAGGATCTGCTCTAAGCGCTTGAGTCGAGCGTTGACTGCTCGCATCTCGCGCTCGATGCCCTCGTATCGGACGGCACACACGTCGATGTGCGCGTCCACTTTGAGATCTACTTCATTCGCTGTAGCCATTATGACTCCGGAACGACTTCGGGTGCTGGTGCTGCCGGCTTCGATTGAGCCTCCACTTCTTTCTGAATGCCTTGAATCAGTTGAAATACTTGAGCGTAGGGTTGAGTACCCAAGTACTGAAGGATGGCGTTCAGGAGGGCGATAGATACGGTTGCGTTTTCCATTTAGTTAGTCCAAGGCAGGGGTGGAGAAATTGTTGGTGGGTTAATCTGATTGTTAATCTGCGCCTGCACAGCGGCCTCGGCAGAGGTTTTGTCTACACCGCCAGCCCAGATCCAACCAAGCACTTGGTCTTGCGTGAGTTGGTCATAAGGCGTATAGGGCGTACCAGCTACATAGGTAACTGAGCAGGTCGAGTAGACCGAGCCGTTGTAAGTGCCGTCTGTGCCGGAACAGGTCCAGTGAACGGTGAACACTACGTCAGTCTGATTGTCATACTGCGGGTAGCAGTCGAGTTGGGATACGGTCCATGTGAAAGTAGTCATTTTGCTTCCTTTAAAGGTTGTGGTGTAGGCTGAACAATAGTTGTCACGCCGTTTTTGGTCTGTTGAATAAAACCATTGGGTTTAATTTGGATTGAATTTCCCCATGTCTGGGGCT